GTCATGTTGTTGTATAACCCTCACTCATATATATTGTACCTTCTAAATAATATTCTTTAGACCCACCTGCATCAATTATCAAAACGTCATATCTTAAAATATCAGGAGTAAATGTAGCAGTTTGCGTATCTGTGAGAGTAATGCTGACCGATCCATTCACTCTATCTGTGTAAGAAACAGCAAAATCAGCATACTTTGTGGTGCGTGTTTGCTCCCAAACCTGTGCTGCTACTGTAAAACCAGTTAAATTTATTGCATTATTATTGTTGTCCTTGAAAATAAGCGGAATCGTATGATCCGATCTCCGTTGGAGCGTGAAGTTGTATATGCCAGGTTCGATTGCCATAATTAAACTTTTATTATGTACATCATAGCTATGTTACTAGGTCTTGTTTCTGATCCCCGATCTCCAGAAGTACCAGATGCAGAAAATGTATGATTGTGAGAAGCATTTAAGTCAACACCAGCAGCAGGGCTACTATCTACTCTTGATGGTGTATTACCTGCGTTTACTCCTCCTGTTTTTGTAAAGACTCCTGATGCTGAACCTCCTCCACTTTGAAATGTCTCAGAAATTTTTGTAATTGAACCTGTTAATGACTTTTCACTGGTTGTGCCAGAAAGACTTATAGAGTGATTATGTGATTTGTTATCCTCTGATTGAGAACTACCTATATTTCTATTTGCATCAGTGCCAGAACCAGTGGTGTTTACACCTCTAATAAATTGACCCCTTAAATTAGGTACATTAAAAGTAGTTCCACTTGCTGATCCATAAGTTGTGCCAATAACTGCAAATAAAGCTGCATATGTAGAACGACTTTGTGAGCTACCATCACACTCTAAGTAACCACTTGGCACACCAGTTTGTGTACCTGCTAAAGCAAAAACAGATCCACTAGGAACTCCCTGAACTACAGAAAAACTTAAATTACCAGAACCATCTGTCTGTAAAAACTCTCCGTCATTTCCATCAGTGGAAGGTAAAGTTAAACTTACATTTGATGATAAAGAAGCTGGTGACTGTAATGCTACATAATTTGAACCATTACCTGATGCTTCTTTAAGTCTTAAGTCACCTTGATTATTAATACTAATACCTGTACTATCTACTGTTGCTCTTTCTGCTCCACCAGCAGAAATTCCAATAGCGTTAGTTGTTGATTTAAATAATCCAGTAGAAGTGTCTCCAAAATTAATGGACGGTGCTCCAGCCGCTCCAGTTATGGCTTGTAAAACTCCTGTAAAAGTATCCCCTGCTTTCTTTACAAGACCTAAATTAGCTTCATCTAAATTACCTACTTCATAAAATGTTGCTGCCTGACTATCCAAAGGATCAGCTTGATCTCCACCACTTGTTGCTCTTATTAACAACTTTTTAGGGGTAGTAGAATTATCAGCTATAAACTCTGCTGGTAAAATTGTTCCTGCGGAACTTCTAGGTCCAAAATTATTAGCAGCAGTAGCTTTTAAAGTATCTTCCATGTCTTCTCGAACAACCTGTCCAGAAGCATTAGCTATAGTTTTATCGCCTCTCTGAAATGTGGACATTTAAAAAATACTTTCCTCCATATTACACCCCTTTACCGTAACCGACAGCTTGAAAAGTAAATTGTTTATCTACAAAACTTGTACCATTTTTAATTTTTATAGTAAAACCAGTTCTTGATACATTTGATAACTCGAAGTAGTCGCCACTTGAAGCACCTATTATTGTAATTCCCACTGAAGGTGGAAAAGCATTAGCTCCTCCTAAAGATGTCGTTCCAGTGAAGAATGGGTTTGCAAATGTTACGGTTTTACCAGAAGAGGAAGTGCCAGAATCAATAGGGCTAGTTTTTACTGTGTTATCTGTATGTATATAAGCTCTTTCTGTTCTTGATTCAAAAGAGGCAATGATACCTAATTCTTGAACAGAAATATTATGTGCTGAAGATTCTGACTCTAATGTTGTTCTAAATTTAAATCCACGGCCTTTATAAGTACCATTTGCAAATATTTGAAAATCTGTATATGTAGGAGATCCAGAACCAGGATTATCTTGGGTTACTTTTACTGCTAAAGATGCAGATACATCATCTATTGTAGGTCCATCAAAGTTACCGTCTGTCGCATAATCATCCCATAAAGTTCCAGTAGGTATTAAAGCATCAACAGTGTTAACAAAAGCAAATGTACAACTAGATGATGAAATTGCACTTCCAGAAGCAAGAAACTGAAAAGTATTAGTCGTAACAGCCACTATTTTATTTACACCGCTTGTAGCTCCTCCAGCTAAAGCAACAAAATTTACATAATCACCAACTGATCTTCCATGTCCATTACTTGTTATTTCAATTACAGTTTGAGATTGACCGCTTATTGTAGCTGTTGTCCTTACATAAGCTGCACTAATAGTTTGACCACCTATTGCAAATCCAATAGCTTGAATTGTTCTTTGTAAGCTCAAAGCATAGACAGCTTCTAAATCTATAGTTGTTGCAAAATCGTATGTGCCAGTTAAATTTGTTGCTGGATTTGTTAGCTGTAACGCACCACCTACCACAGATACGTTGGTTTTAGTTCCTCCAAAAGCCGTTGGGTCTGTATCTTCTCTATCAACTAAAATTCGTTGGCTATCAATAAGATCAGGTAAATCAATAATTACACTTGTTGCATTTTGACTAAAACGACCACCATCATCTTGAAACTTTAAAATATATTCTCCTTCCAATGCAGGTACATCAGCCATTGTACTGTTACCTGCTAAAGCTGGAATTAAATCTACAGAGTTTTGGAACGTGCCACTGCCATCAGTTCTACTACTGTGTCTTACATATACTCTTCCACCGTGTAAAACATCTGGATTTACCGTTAAATCCCATCTAAGTCTTACTAATTTATTTGTTAAAGGTTCATAAGATAAATTTTGAACAGCATTAGGTGGTTCAGTTTTACCTTCAGCATTAAACGTAATAGTACTAGCACTGTTGGATAATCTTAAGGCAGCATTAAAAGAGAAAACACGAATTTCATAAGTACCTGCTTCATTGTTTACTATTTCAAAATCAGGTCTAAATACTGTCTCACTTCTCCAGTTTGTATTGTTAAATCTATACTGAACAAGATATTGACTAACACCTGTTCTTACTTCCCAAGAAAGAATTATCTTTGATACGGCAAGATTATTTATAGTTACAATTTTTTCAAGAGCACCTAATCCACTAGGAGGATCTTTAAGTTCACTTAATAGAGAAATATTTCTAGGAGGTAACTGTTCTCCTAATTCAATATTATTATATTTACCCTCTATATACTTAAGTCCAGTAATTACAAAATTTGTTCCATCTTGTTCTTCAACGCTTATAACCCTGAACAACTGAGGTTCAAGTCGATCACTTGATAAAGTCCATATAGATTGTGCAGCAGGAACTTGAGATAACGCAGAAGATAAAGTAATTATTGAATTACCTCCAGGGTTAACACTTGTTGTTGTTTTTTCTTCTACTTTTCCGTCAGGTAATAACACAAAACATTTTGGATTACTTCCAATAAATCCACTTAAGTCTTTATTATTATCCACTGTAATCGTAGTTGTAGTAGCAGACTTTATTCTGCCTGACCGTCTTTCTCCACCCCTCACTGGATCGGCTACAGATATAACACTTCCAGGTCTTACTATTGCTCCTGCATCCATAGAAGTTGTAAAAGTTACTGTTTCTGATTCTTGCTCTTCGCTAAACACAATAGCTTTTGCTAATCTTCTAGCTTGTTTTCTGGAAGTACATCCAAATGCTTTTACTGTTTTCTTTACAATTCCGTACTTAGCTATTCTTGCAGCTTGAACTGGATCAGTAGAATCATCGCCATATACTTCATAATCTATTTCTCTGGAATCCATATTGAAATAACTAACGCTAACTACCGAATGTCTTTGTCTTAAGCTGCTACCAGAATATGAAAATCCTGCTTCAGTTACATTAGATAAACTAAATAAATAACTTGTATCTGTTGGACTATCTTGGGCAACAGTAATAGAACCAGCTTGCCATATTGGAAACGCTCTCATTATTCCTGCTAACTCATTAATCAGTGTATATGCTTCAGTTGTTCCCTGAATAGCGGTATTACAACTAAACCTTGCTTCACTTGTACCATCAACAGGATCTTCTAATAAAAAGTTGGCATATCTAGATGCTTGTACATAGCTAAATAAATCTATATTGGAATACATTTTTGCATCAGTAGATTGATCTGAAGCAATATGATCTCCCAATCCATATCTTTTATTGGTTAACAAATCAAGCAATATCATGGCAGGACAGGTACACCAAACTGCATTTTGCATTGTGCCATTAAATATATAGTTGGGTGGATAAACTATTCTGCCTGTTGCATTATCAACACTAGGAGTACCAGAACTATTAGCACCTGCACCTGGAATTTTTACTTTAATTCCTCTAATACGAAAAGCTCTTTGTGGAACTGAACTGAATTGCTCAGAGCTTATTCTTAATGTCGAATAGGCACAGTTTGGATAAGTTTGTGCATCATCTAATATCTCTTCAATTCTTGTAACTGTAAAAGTATCTTGAATATTATCTGGATTACTGTCAGCAGTAACTCGTTCAACTCTTATTTTTGCTTGTGTGTAATTAGCAGGTAAAGGTATTCGATATTCTCTTCCGTAAGCATCAGCACTTCTTCCTTTTATTGTTTCATTAATTTTTTCTGCAAAAGAACCATTGTTTGTTTGTAGAGAAATTTTTAAATTAACTTCTGTTCCTAAAATATCTCCATTAGTTTCAAATTTTTGTAGCGATCCAAAAGTAACTGTAACTTCTACTGCATCTTTGCCTGTATTTAAATTCGGACTATCTACAGGGCTGGATGTTGTAACAGCATTAACTGAACTTGGGGGTCTCGAAGTTGTTTGTTTTGTAAGTATTTCATTACTAACATTATTTACAGCAGTCTGATTATCTTCTCCAAACTTAGGAACAAAAGTTACATCTTGATAACTAAAATCGGTATCTTGTAAACTGCCTAATTTAGTTACAAATTCTGCATCTGTTAAATCAGGAGAGACATTTAATATTGATGTATCATTTAAAAATATGTCTGCTAGACACGCATTATTATAGTTAGCATTATTTCTTGCGATACTTCTTTTAGATGGAGTAGCAAACCCTTCAATTTCACCTTCTGATAATAAATCCTGTACCGTTGCAAACTCCTTACTGTTTAAGGTATCTTCTGCTCTGATCGGATCTCTAGGTTTTTTTGGGCCTTTAGCTCCTCTAATAATTTTTGACATCAGTTACTCCGCTACTATTTGGTTCGTGTCTATACCAGCAGATATTACTACCGATCCAGTTACGATTTCTCCGTAACATAAAGGTATGCTAGTTCCTGCTCGTGATGTGTTTTGTACTCCAGAAAAACTAAATGATATGCGTGGATCTTCTTCACTATTAAATTCTTTAAACTTAGGTAAAGGAAATAACATATCAGAAACTCCACTTAAAACTAAAGCAGAACCTATACCAAATGCAGCTTTAGTAAGACCTGGTGCTGCTGCTAGATTTGCTCCAAAAGCTTTAAAACTACCACCAAAGGCTAAACCACCAAAAGCAAAAGCACCTCCAATTAACATTGCTCCTAATAGTATTTTTCCTGTATTACCACCTGCACCGCTAATGATAGGAACTATACTTACACCATTACTTCCTACAGGATTGTGTATATCATCTTCAGATAATTCATACTTGTTAGCAATAACTTTATAATGCCTATCATTCATGTGTGCTTCTAATCCTTCAAAATTAGTAATTAAAAATCTAACGGCATCAGCAGTGGTGTTTATTACAGCATCTAACTCTTTATGACCTACAAAGTCAGCTAAATCACCATAGAGTCTAACTTTTTTGAGCATAACGATACCTCTTACCAGTACATTTTAACAACCATTCAGAGTAAGGTTCTCTACAAGATAGTCTATCTGCTAAATGGTGTAAAACCATATCTCCTAAGAAAATCGCTACATGATTTAAAGTTGGGTGCATTATAGACATTAATAAAACATCTCCCTTTTCTAGTGGCTCGTCTGGTCTTAGTTCTCTAAACCCTGTTCGCCACGCATAACTTTCAAATAATGGGTCAAATAAAAATTCATCTGGAGTCATGTTTCTTTCGTAATCTTTTAACTTAATTCCTCTTTCTTCTTTATACCAATCAACTACTAAACTCCAGCAATCAGTTACACCCCATATCCATTCTCTACCTAATAATGGTGCTTTATATCCTGTAGGCTCTAAGTATTCCCACTGTCCTGTTTGAGGACTCACAATATACCAAGGTAAGTTACTTTTTTCACAACTAATTTTATCTGCCTGACTAGGTTTTGGAGAAGCCATTGGATGACTATGAATTACAGCAGTTATCTCTCCCAAATTATCTGCCTTTACATAATCTTCTGGATCGAGAATAAAACATTGGTAATCTGTCATAGAAATATTATGACAAGGAAAATATTTTTGTTTGCCTCGAATATTAAGTAATAAACCTACCGATTCTTTAGGATTTTGGTCTTTCGCATGAACCAATGCGTCATCTTGCCAACTCATTCAACAAACGTACCAATGGCAGGAAATAGTTCTCTAGTACATTGTCTTTTTGGTAATCTTACACCAGCTAAATCTGAAACTGCTGCTAACTCAAACTCTACTATTTCTCTATTTTCTGTTGCTTTACGGTCCACTATATATATTTGTCTTTCAAATTCAGCGTTAGGATCTGGTGTTCCGAATGGATTACTACCTCCACTAAAATTTGCAGCATCAATAAATTGTGCCATTGTTGTAATTCGAGTAAATACTGCACCCGTTAAATCATTTCCAGCTTTACCTGATCTTATGTTTATTCTATTCAATAATTCAGAAATAGTACCAAGAGCATTACTAACAATAATTTTAGGTCTCGGTATTTGACCACGTTGATATGCAAAACCACTAGCTTCTACTGGAAATCTTGTATATGTATTACCAGCCCATACTATATCGCCATTACCATTAAGATTTGTTCCTGAATGAAATCGCTGTGTACTAACTTCACCATGAAAATTATCATTCAATTCAAGTGTAAATAGTTCAATTACTGAATTAGGATTTAACTTAGATATATCTGCAAAGATGCTACTAAACGCTACATATCTAACATTGTTGTCATAAACCGTTTCTCCTATTGTTCTCACCCAAGAAGGTTCGCTACTACCAGTTGTTCCTGCCTGTGTAACTCTAAAAAATAAACCTGTTACTGGATTTGTAGGAGAAACTATTGTATTTAAAGATAAGCTGGCACTGGCACTCCAAACAGTAGCAGCACTCATGGTTCAAATACCTCTCGAAATGTAGCTTGTACCCTTGCTCTATTTAAATAAGGAATAGATTTATTCCAGCCTTCGCATACAAACTTAGAAGAACTAGACTCACCTGGAGGAGTAAAATCAAAGCTAGCGGTATCATTTGCTCTTGCATCTAAAAATGTTTCTATCGTATCTGCATCTGTTTCTGATACTTCAAAAGTAAGACTATAAACTTTAGGATTTTGATGTTCTGCGAGGCCAAAAAGTATGCGGTGTTCATAGCCATCAGCAAAACGAACAGTTCTAGTTTTTGGTGCGGATCTTTTTTGCACTCCATAAGTAGGAGTTATTGAAGGAAAAGTAGCCATTATGCAAGTAAACCTCCAGGTCTTTTTTGTTCTAATAGTTCAGATTGTACTGCAACTGAAATAAGACGGCCAAGTTCTCTACCTCTATCTTCATCACCTTCTACATTAGAACCAGAAGCATCTACATTAACAACAACACTTGTAGACCCTCCACCCATTTCGTGATTTGGAGTAACTCTACCTGTAACTCCTGGGGTAAATAATTCTGGTCCACGTTCTCCAACAATATATGATTTATTAGGTTTAGTAACACCACCATCTGCAAAGAATCCACCAATTCCAGGAATTGCTCTAAGTAAAGACGTAGCACCAAAATCAATTAATTGTCTTTGAATTGAGCCAAATACACTACGAGCTACTTCACCTAAACTCATAGTTCCTTTTATTGCACCATCTATTGC